TATGAGGGATTCTTGTTTGAAGTAACTGCTAAAAGAACGTCGGGGGTAGAAAACTTTTTAAGCCAATTGGTTTATTTGAATCAAAGTAATTATGAGTATTCAAATCCTAAGCCGTTTATATTAGGTGAAACTCTTTGGTCGAAGTATATTAATTTAAAAGTACCTACACTTGTAAACCAAAACGCAGAGTTCAACGATAGATTTTATGGTGATGGAACTTTAGGTTCAAGTGATCTAGATACTACTTCTAATTACGGAATTAGATTTGCACTATTAGATAGTTTAAGAACTATTGAGGGGTTTGATTATGTGTACACTGGAGAAGAGAATGTTTTTACAGTTTCAAGAGAAGATGAATTTGCTGATTTTACAGTTGTAGTTGAAGACGCAACAGACGGAGATTACTTTAATATCTATGGAGAGAAAGATAATTCAATCAATAATTTTGAAGGACATATATTAAATAGAATACAAACATCATCAGATGATATTGTAGTTATTTACGATGTAGATGTTTTTGAGCAAATAGGAACTGCCCAGATTAAATCATATACTACTCAGTTTACACAATATGAAGATTTTAATACACCTTTAAAGTTTAGACCTGTAATTAATCAGGCTAATATTGCAGTTAATTTTTCTATTGAGGTAACAATGAGAATTTACAACCAAACAGATAATACACAAATTGTAAAGAGAGCTAGCTTAACGGTAGATCAAGCTGCTAAGTACGGTAAAAAATTAAACTCATTAAAGATTGACAATCCAAATATATTAACTGAAGTTTACAATATACTACCTAGCCTAGCTGCTAATAAAGTTATATCTGGTTTTATTACTGACAATTTACCAAGGTCTGTTAAAACAGTACCTGCATTTGTTGAAAGGCATAATGTAATTGCTAGTTCTGCTAAAGTTAATTTAGTTGGTGCTGGTGATAATCCAATCATAAAAGATGTTGAAGAATTTGATACAACTGATTTTGTGAACGAAGGCGATTTATCTATTAGTATTCCTCCTTTTGCTTCTTATTACAAGTTTGCTATTGCAAAGAAAAGGGGAGATGATTTTGAAATGATTTCTTTTGAAAATGCTGAAAGAGTTATACTTACATTTAGCGACGGAGCTACTAAATTAAAATTCAATCATGTCTATAATAAAGATATTGATATGGGTAAAGGCGAAGTTCTATTTACAGTTAATGAGGCTAATGCGACTAGTATTAGAGGTATGCAAACAGACTCTTTTTATATAAGTATTGATAATGGAACAGAAGAAACTATGATTACTAAAGGTAAATTTACTATTGGATAATGATTTTAAATAGCAGAAATAACGCATACGATTTTAGATTCCCTAGGAAGTTTATTCCAGAAGAGGTTGCTAACAAGTATAAGAAATATTTGAATAGAATTCCTGGTGGACTTTTAGCAGAACCGATTGATTTTGTAAATTATTCTATTCAAGGGCTTAATATTCCCGGTGTTTCTTTTGACCCAATTACTCAAGCAGATAACGACGGTACAGTAAGAAATCATAGAGGAGCAGTCCCTATTCAAAATACTATAAATAAAGAATTTACAGTGACATTCCAGTTACTAGATGGTTTTGTTAACTATTGGATAATGATGGACACTTTACTTTATTATTATGCTAGATCTACTAGGCAGGCTTATATAGAACCGATGACTCTAAGGATTTTAGATGCAGAAGGTGCTTCAGTGGCTTACATGGAATTCAGCGGTATTATTATGAATTCAATAAACGAATTAAACCTAAACATGGCAGAAAACGTATCTGATTTTAGTACGTTTGAATGTACATTTTTCTATAACAAGTTTAACTTGAGATTAGAAATAGATTAATAAGATATATAAACTATGAAAGATACTAAAACATTTAATCAATACTTAGTTGAGCAAAAGCTAACTGAGACTGATATGAAACTTTTAACAGAGAGCCTACAGTCTGAATGGACTAAAGATTTAGAAGATAAAGTTGATTTTGCTTTAGAGCAATTTGTACAACAATATCAAAACGAAGATGGTTCTTTTGATTTAGATAGATTAGAAGAGGGTATCGTTAATGAAGGACTTTTAGGTTCTATCTTTGGCGGTCTTGCAGGTTTTGCTTTAGGAAAATCTGTTGGTAAGATGCTTGCTAAAGTTCTTGGTATTCAAAAAGGTGTTTTCTACGATTTATTAACCTCCCGTTTAGTTGGCGCTGCCTTAGGTGCTGCAATGGGTAAAAGAATCTAAATTGAATTTAGTTACAGTTGACTTCTCGCTTAATTCCCCTGGTATTTGTATCTGGCAGTCTGATACGAACAGGTATCACTTTATCTCATATCTTAAACCCAATTCCGGCACAAAAGCCGAACAGCGAAGACAAGAAGAAATAGAGGCATTTTCAGATGTTTCTTTAATACACCAGCCCGATTGGAAAGCTTCAGTTGGAGATTATTCTAAAAACGAGTTTGCTAAAATAATAAGATATAAGACTACAGCTGAACACCTCATTAAATTAATTACAGGGATTACACAAACCACAGAAGATTATCATATAGCATTTGAGGGTTCGTCTTATGGATCTAAGATGGGAACTAATAATATTATTGATATGGCAGCAGGTGCAGCTATATTAAAAGAACAAATGATTTCAAAACTCGAGGTCAAAAATTTACTGACCGTTGCACCTACTACTATTAAGAAACATGCTGGTAAAGGGAATATGAATAAAGCAGCTCTTTGGATGGCATTCTTAAATAATGTATGTGAATCTCCTGAGTTAGCTAACAGTCCTCTATATAAATATTGTGTCTCTGAAATTGGTGAGGTTAAAAAGGTGCCAAAGCCGTTTGATGATCTAGTCGATGCTTGGTTTCTTAATCATTACCTAGCCGCTAAACTTGGGGAAAATTTGCCAGACTAACCAAATCTCTGCTTCAAGCCCCATCTGATACTAATCTCTGCTTACAGACTTAAGGCCAACATTCCAGAACCTTATCTGGCTTTGACCTTAAAGACATTACTTATATGCTAGTTCCCAGAAAAGGTTTCAAAAAGATTCAACAAATCTACAATCTTTTTTAACAAGGCCAATTCTGGTTAGCAGTATGAGTTAATTTTGTCCATTTGCTCTTTCCAATGTTTTGCAACATTTTTAGAAAACTGCTCTTCAGGATGATTAAATGAGTACCAAAGGTCTTGGATATTAATAGGACCAGCTCCACCAATCTTGTTTTCAATCCATTCACAGAACGCGTAGAGCGAGTCTGCTTCATCGATGTATAAACTCTCATAAACATAATGATAACCCTCTGTAAAGCTTCCAGTGGTCTTAGCCCCCATTAAAAGGAGGTCTTTATTTCTTTCCGATAGATTTAATTTTGTATTCATATATTTTATCTTTTAATTACAGTACTAATATACGAAAAATAACTGACATAAAAAAATCTAGAGGCAATTATTTTGCAAAAAAGTTATTAACATATTATGAAGAAACAAATTAAAAAAGAGATATATAATAAGTATAATAAACAATAACTACAGTGATATGTTGATAACAGCGGATTACTTTCGTCTCAGCGGAATACTCAATAAAATGGTGGCAGCGAACCAGATCACGACTAAAGAGCGTGAGGAGTTACTACACAAATCAGGGCTGATTAAGCAAGAGGACGGCAGATGGAAGGAAATACCCACAGACCCAAGGTCTGGGAACTCTCCAGCTATTTTGACATTAGACTGAAACTATTGTATATTGTACAACTATAAGGTAACGAAAGAACATTAAAGTAATTTCAAGTATTAAACAATTAAACAATTTAAAAGTTATGAGTGATTCATTTGACATTTTTAATTTAGGCGTGGAAGATGTGGAGACACACCAGCCTGAAAGAACTTCAACAAACGAAGTTTACAAACCAACTGCCGATGACGGCAAAGATGGAACGTATAAAGCATTAATCCGTTTTGTACCTAATCCAGAGAACCCAAGAAAATCTTTGGTTCAAAAATACGTACACTGGTTAACTAACTCTTCTGGAGATGGTAAACTAGTAGACTCACCTCAAACAATCGGAGAACACTGCCCTATTGCAGATGTATTCTGGAAGTTGAGAAAATCAGATTCTGCTGTAGACAGAAAAGCTTCTGAAAAGCTTAAGAGACGTCAACAGTATTATTCTCTTATTAAGATCATTAAAGATCCACAGAATCCAGAAATGGAAGGTACTTACAAAGTATTCAAATTTGGATATAAGATTAAAGAGAAGATTGATTCTGAGTTGAAGCCAGACTTTGGTGAACCAACACAAGTATTCGACCTATTCGAAGGAAAGAACTTCGAGCTTGTAATTACAAGACAAGGTGAATATAACAACTACGATAAATCTAAATTCTCTTCTAATACGGCTGCTATTTTAATGGGCGATGCTCCAGCAGAAAGAACGAAAGAGACTATGAGTGCTATCAAAGAAGAATTAGAGAATGCACCATCTTTAGCACAATACGACTACAAAGCGTGGGACGAAGACACGAGAGCCTTTGTAAACAATGTATTGAGAATGTATCTTAATCCAGGTGATGATATTGCAGCAGTAACTTCTGCTCCAAAATCTGCTCCAGCTCCAAAGGCGAAAGTAACTGAAACTGCAACTGCAGGTTCTGCTGCGCCAACAAAAGCTGAAGCTCCTGCTGAAAGTAAGGTAACTACAGATGATGATTTAGATTCTTTCTTAGATGACCTCAACATCTAATAACATACAATTAACTGAAGAGCTTAAGAGTAGAATAAAAGTTGCACTCAAACAAGTTTGTGTAGAACATCACGCTACTCCTAACAAGCAGCTGCTTAAAGATATGCCAGGGCGAATAACCCTGGCATGTCCTTATTGCGGTGATTCACATGAAGATGATACCAAGAAACGTGGTAACATGTATTGGGACACGCTTCAGTATCATTGTTACAATTGTTCTCACCACACTAACCTACATACATTTTTAAAAGACCATGAGGTAAGAATGCCTAACACTGGTGACTCCTTTACTATTATAGACTATATTAAAGAGAATAAGCAACAGGTTAGTCAAGAACAAGTATTACAAAACCAGTCACTTGCAAGCGTCCAAGAACTGGCATTAACTATAGATGAATTTAAACAAGTATTTGGCGCTAAAGAAATTGAGCCTGGAGAATGGATTTGGTTTCAGTTAAAAGAGAGACTATTACACACTAAAGCTAGTGAGTTTCTTTTTTCCCCAAAAGGTAATCGCCTTTGGATTCTAAACATGGGGATTAACGGGAAGATTATCGGCGCACAATCCAGAAGAATGAAAGGCTATGGGTCTAGGTATTTAACTTATGACCTACCAAAAATATATGAAGAGTGGAATAAACCGCTAGAGTTAGAACCTGAGGTAATGACTAAACTAGCAAAGGCTTCTACTCTATTTGGAATTATGCAGGTTAATTTCCAACAACCAGTCACTCTATTCGAGGGACCGATTGATGCGAAGTTTATGCATAACTCTATTGCCCTAGCAACTGCCGGTAGATCGACAGAAGAATTTGATGAAATGGCGACAGTCAGATATATGTTTGATAATGATGCAACAGGTAAAAAGAAAATGATTGAGAAGCTAAAGAAGGGAAGACCAGTATTTATGTGGTCTAAATTTCTAGACGATTTTAAGCTAGATACATATAATATCAAAGATCTAAACGACTTGATAAAAGTATGTTACAAGCAGAAGTCTACAGCTTGGAAACAAATAGAAAATTATTTCACATCAAGCGATTTAGACTTATGGTACGTATAGAGGAAATGGAAGATAATATAGAGGACTTTTTTAAGGATAGTGACCGCTTTAAGAAGATGAGAATGCTAATTGATTTCGAGATGCCAGAGTTTAAAAATGATAATCCCGATATGAAATTTAGCAAACCTAAACTTAAGAAGGGCCAAAAGGCCGCAAAGTTTATTAAACCAGATAGGAACAAACCGTCACTATTTTAATATAAAGATAAATGAGTAACGATAAGATATTAGCACTAGATCAAAAATTAAGTGCACAGAGAAACGAATGGTCAGTCACCATTAGAAACCTAGCACAAAGTCTGCGTAATCTAAACACAATGGAGGTTACTATTGCAGATGTGTTATCTTCTAGGCAGACCCTAGTAGATCAAATGGCATATATAAATGTCAAAATAAAACAACAAAAGAAGGCTATTGCTGCTAGATACCGAGAAGCATATATTAGATACTATAATTATGACTATAAATTAGGTGAAAAGCAGAAAGAGAAATTCTTAGAGAATGACTTAGCAGATGATAATATGATTTTGTCACATTTAGAAAATCAAATGGATTGGCTAAGGGATTCCGTAAAAACATTAGATAATATGGGCTTTGCTATTAGAAATAGACTGGCTCTAAAAGATCTATAAAATCAGTGGAATTAACGTTAACAGATAACAAGCAGTTTTTGCGTGTAGACGAAGCGTCTGAAATGGAAGTTGAACAACTCAACATCACATTAAATAGACGTATTGAATCTTGGAGATTTCATCCCCTAGTTAAAAAGGGTTTATGGGATGGTTACATTTCGTATATCAAAGATGATAAATGGATTCCATCTGGTCTATGGCGAGAAGTAATGAATATGTGTAAGCAGTATAAATACGAGCTTAAACTAAATGGCATTACAAGACTGTTTGATACTAATATAAAAGCTGCAGACTTTGAAGAGTGGGCAATGGATTTCTTTGATGGCTCAGAGATACAACCTAGAGACTATCAAATCGAAGCAGCATTTAATATCCTTAAATTTAGAAATTGTCTAAGTGAGTTGGCTACGTCAGCCGGTAAAACTCTTATTTCATTTATGGTAATTTCATATCTACTAGAAAAACAAAAGGCTGGTAGAATTCTATTCATTGTACCTAATGTTTCACTTGTTGTGCAGGGTTCAGAAGATTTCCAAGACTATAACTGGAGAAACCAAGCCAATATAAAAGTACAACAGATTTATTCTGGTCAAAAGATTAGACCGGGTAGAAATGTAGTAATAGGGACATATCAATCTCTAGTCAAAAAAGATAAAGAGTATTTCCAACAATTTGATGCAGTACTTATTGATGAAACACATAAGGCTAAATCTCAATCTATTAAAACTATCCTACAAAAATGTACAGCAGCTAATTATAGGTTTGGACTTTCGGGTACAATTCCAAAAGCTGGTAGTTTAGATAGATTAACCTTAATGGCATATACTGGTCCTGTAATTACAGAGGTTAGTGCAAACTTTTTACAAGAAGAAGGTTTTATTGCAGGTTGTAAAGTAAAAGTAATAAAAATGGACTATGCTGCTCAGAGTACAAAGAATGCTTTTAGAGAAATGTCCCAAAACAGATATGAGAGTAAAGACGTCTATAAATTTGAAAGCAATTATGTTATACAGTCGCCAGGTAGGCTTGCATTCATTTGCAGTATTATTTCCAGAGTTAAGGGTAATGGTCTTGTCCTATTCCATAGGATTGAACATGGTAAAAAGATTTATGAGAAACTGCGTCAAGAGTCTGAAAAGAATGTTTACTATGTAGACGGTAATACAGATAAAGATATTAGAGAAGAATACAAAAAGAAAATGGAAGCAGGTGCTGAAATTATTATTGTGGCTTCCTATGGTACATTCTCAACTGGTATATCAATTAACAAGATACATAACATATTCTTTACTGAATCGTTTAAATCAGAGGTGATTATTAGACAGTCTATTGGTAGAGGACTAAGAAAACATAAGTCAAAAACGGATGTAAATATTATAGATTTCGTAGATGACTTATCATCTCCTGATTGGGATAATTACCTTATCAGGCATTCAAAGGCTAGACAAAAGATCTACAGAGAACAGAAGTTCCCGTTTGAGATAAAAAATGTCACATTTGAAGGGGATATATAATACAATACTAAAATAATAAAATAAAATTATTAACATGGGTTCACTAAAACTACAATCTTTTGAAGACTATGCAAATGCATCTAAAATAGCTGCAACTGCAAAGTTAGAAGAAGAACAAAAATCTGCTCGTGAAGATGCAGCATACGAATTTAAAACCTTGCTAGCTGAATTTGGAGTTACGTCTATAAAAGACCTTAACGAAGAAGATAGAAATAAGTTTTTTAGAAAGCTAGGTGCTTCTGAAATCTCTGAATCAATAGCAATTATCGAAGAAGGTACAAGATCTCAAATAGGTCTTATCAATAAAAAAGGAAAAATCCAATCAGTGTATATGCACTATGATGGTTATCCAGATCACATGCTTCCTACTATTAAGAAGAGTTACATGAATTCTGGTGCAGTTAAGAACATTCTTAAGAAAGGAGGTGCCTCTTACTTGAAACCAAAGTTTTCTGAAATCGAATTCTACGGAGATAAAGCTACACTAGATGGTGATGTTGAAAAAATCAATAAATTTATTAAAGACGCTAACTATGATGGAGGCGCTGAATTTGTATACCTATTTGATGAAAGAGATGGTAAGTGGTATATGGCAGATGTTTATGCTGAGACTGGTTTACAGAAAGCTTTTGAATCTATGATAATTAACGAGGCATTTAAACCAAGTAAAGGTAATGCAAGAGATGCTAAGAAAGTAGCAAAATCTTTAGAGAAATTCTTTATGGATCATCCTGCCTTAGCAACACCTGGTATTATTTTAGGAGTATGTAAATATATGCTAGCAGAATCTTTAACAGATGCTAACTTTCACTCTTATAGAGAGCCAGTAAGTAAAGTAATTAAAGGTAAGCTTTCAACTATAATGGTAGAGCTTGATAACCTTGGTGGAATGTCAATTCCAGTTGGTAAGAAAACAATCATTAACCTATTAGATGATAAAGGAGCATTCATGGCAAGCGCTGCAGGATGGTCAGGTATTGGTATTGTTGAAGGTATGGCTTTATTTTTAGATGGATTCGGACATAGTGATACTGCTCAAAAAATTGTAGATGCATTTGAATTAATATGGGCTAATGAGTCTGTAATGAATGAAGGTAATGCTTTCTTAGCTGCAAGAGCTAAAGCAATTGAAGAAGATGCTGAAGAGTTTGAGTTTAACGGTAAGAAATTTCCTGTAATTAAAGAAGATAAAGCTATTAAAGAAGAAGACAAAGCCGAAGATCCAGGAGAAGAGGTTCCAGGTGGCGAAGAGTCTGATGAAACTGAGGAGCAATTCCCAGATGATTTTGATGCAACAGATCCTGCTGAAGTAGGTAAGATGACTAACGAAGAGGAAGAAGCTGAAGTTACTGAGGCTAAATTTGTAAAAGATTTTGATAAAGATGTTTTAGATGCTGAAACTAAAGCAGATATAACAACCTATTATCCATCAGCTAAATTCTTTATTGGTAAATCATCACACTTCTTTGGAGAACTAGAACCAAACCTATTCTTTAAAGCTTACTATGCTAAGTATTACAAAGAAGATACAGGCAATAAAATTGATGGTGATTTTAAAATTACTTCAATCTATTCTGAAAAGGGTAGTAGATACGTACATTTATTTAACGAGTCCGCTCAACCTACTAACGAAGCTGAAGTAAAATCTGATGAAGAGTTTAAAGAGTACGCATTCGCAGTTTTAGGAAAAGCATTCGGAGATGATTTTGATGAAGCTAAAGCACAAGAAGTTGTAGACGGTTTATTGTCTAAACATGGTGAAGACTATGGTGCTGCTGTCGGCGCACTAACTGCATCATTAGGATAAAAATAATCTAAAAACTTCTTATGAAGATATACACTAATTTTACAGAATTTTTAAACGAGAAACTCCAGGTGAACAACTTGGAGGATTTCGTATTTGAAGGTGGAGCAGCAGGACACATGATGCACCCATTCGATGACCACTCATTAACTTTTGCAGATTTTAAGACTATTGTCAAATCTTCATTACAAGGTGGATTAGATTTCGAAGAGGCTGCAACTGAAAAGACCGATGGTCAAAACCTATTTGCAACTGTAAAAGATGGTCAAGCAATGTTTGCCAGAAATAAAGGGCAAATGATAAATCCACTAGATCTAAATGGTATCATTAAGATGTTCACTGGCCATGCCTCACAGCTGGTTGAAGAAACATATATCTTTGCTGCTAAAGATCTAGCAGAGGCGCTCCCAGCGCTTAAGGATCAATCAATGTTCGCGAACGGATTAAATTTCGTTAATATGGAACTGATTTACTCTAAAAACCCTAATGTTATCTATTATGACAGAGATGTTATACAATTTCATGGTATTATAGAGACAGATGGTGAAGGTAATCAAACTGGAAAACAAAACGTTGCTGGAGAACTAGTTAAAGCACTTAAAGAATTAAAGTCAGATGTTCAAAAGACGTTTACAATAATTCCCCCTCAAATTTTAAAGTTAGCTAAAGACGTTAACTTTGACGAGAGAGTCGGCTATTATGAAAAGGCGATAAATAAACTAAGAGATACTTATAGTTTATCAGATCAAGATGAAGTTAAAATGTATCACGAGATGTGGTGGAGAAACCAAATCGAAGAAAACTTTGCAGATTTAGATCCTGTAATTAAAGAGGGTTTACTTTTAAGATGGGCTTACTTAGATAAAAAGACTCTTAATATGAGAGAGTTAAAGAAAGCAGTAACTCCAGAACAAGCAAAGGCTGTTAAAGATTATGACGGTCAAAGAAACAAGAAGTATAAAGAAAACATTTTACCCTTTGAGAATCTATTTTTAGAATTAGGTGCAGATGTTTTAAAGAACGCTTCTAATTTTGTAGCTGCTAATCCAGATGCTGAGAAAGCAAGATTACACAATCAGATTAGAACTGAAGCTGACAAGATTAAAAAGAACGGAGACCTTACTCAAATTGAAAAGGTTGAAAAAGAACTAAAAAGACTAGAGGGTATTGGTGGAATTGAGTCGATCATCCCAACAGAAGGAGTGGTCTTTAAATTTAAAGGAAAAACCTTTAAACTAACAGGTACTTTTGCTGCAATTAATCAGCTAATGGGTATCATAAAATACGGAAGATAATGGCACTACATAATTTAAAAACATATTTCGAAGGAGTTAACTCTAATGAGTTTATGGATTTACTTAATAATAAATGTATTGTTAGTGAAAAAATAGATGGTTCATCTTTTCACGTAAAGAGAAATAAAACAGATTTTTCTTACTATAAATCAGGTTCTAAAACAGAAATGAATGTGGTAGATCGTACTATTGTAAGATACTACGAAAATGCAATTAGACACTTTAAGACAATAACAGAAGAGGCTAAATTGGATATGCCATTTGATTGGAAATTTGGTTTTGAATACTTAGGAGATAATAAGACTATTGATATTGAATATGATGTGCTACCTAAATCTAATTTAGTACTAACACATATACAAGTATTACAACCATCTAATCCTAATAAGGTTAGAAAGGTAATTAGAGATAATACTATTTTAAATAAATGGGCAGATCTATTAGAAGTACAGAGACCTCCAGTTCTTTTTGAGGGTCTTTTACATTCAGGCCAAAAATCAGCTATTATTGATGTTTTAGAAACAAGTATAAATGAATTTGAAGATAGATTTGAAAATCCTGATAAACCTTCTTTTACAAGAGTAGTTTATAGTATTTTTAATGAAAATAAAAAAGCTTCTGCGTTAATGCATGACCTTTCTAAAGACGTTTCAGGTTTCATAGTTAATTTTCATGATGGTAAAGGCCTTAAGTCTTTTGTTTTAGAAAAGTTTAATAAGAAACCTAGAGCAGAAAGAAAACCTTCTGACATGTATCAGATTTCTATTTTAGATATTGTAGAACATTTTATGCAGTTTGATATTGATACTATAGAATTAAAAGAAGAACAATCTGATAAGAGATATTTAGAATTAATGTCTGAAATGTTTAATAAATATATTGAATCAAACGCAACGAAATATATCGGAGCTAAGTTTGACTCTGCTGATTTTGCAGAATCCCCAATGTTTGAATTAAACCATAAATTCTTACAAAATGAAAAAACACTAACTTTAGTGCAAGATAAAATTTTATCGGAATTGTTTAAAATTACTTTAGGTTCTTTTAGAAAAAAGAGAGTTAAAGAGACTGATATTATTAGTGGAGATATGTTATCTGCTTTAAACGATATTGTTGAAAAGGTTGAAGCTAAGATTTTAGCTAAAGCAAACGAAGATAACGTAATGAACTTTAAACAATATTTAGTAAATCAAAAAATATCTGCTGAAGTAGCACCAGTCATGGAAGCTCTAAAAGTAGACCATCCAGAAAAAGGTAAGCAATTAGTAAATATGTTTGTTGGTAGATTTCAACCATTTACATTAGGACATGCTAAAGTTGTAGAAACAATCCATAAGCAAAATGGTTATCCTGTAGTTATTCTATTAGTTAAAGCTAAGAATAAGAAAAAGGAAGATTCATTTAAGAGACCTTACGATGAGGCAACTCAAGTAGCTATGATAAACAGATTAAAAGGTAAATTACCTATTGAAGATATTTTTGTAATTCCAACAGGAGGTATTGACACTATGTTTAATGCAATGAGACCTAAATACGAACCAGTATTATGGGGAACAGGAAGTGATAGAATGAAGACTTATGGTTACCAAGTAGATAAACAAGAATATAGAGATGCTCTAGATGTTAGAGATGATTTTGGTTTATTTGAAATACCTAGAACAGGAAAGAATATATCAGCAACACAAGTAAGAAATGCAATGTTAGATGGTGATGAGAAGTTATTTAAGAAACTAACTCCTAAGCCATTACATAATATGTATGCTGAGTTAAAACAAAAATTAGAAGACTCGATGGGAGTAATGGCAGAATCTACAGAAGTAGAGTTCTTAACCTTCGATGATTTTATTAAGAATATATAAAACAAATATAGCATAATACTATGAAAAGAATACAAACATTCGAAAGCTTTAGTAATTCAGTAGATGAATCAGTTTCATTTGGATATAAATACTACTCCGGTTACTATGCCTACAAATGGGCGTATGAAGACATGGGCGAGCAACTTCCTGCTAAAGGAGAAACCTGTTGGCTAGTAAAAGCACATAATGAGGTAATGTGTGACGGCGAGAAAATAAAACTTGACGAAGGAAACGGCTACATGACAAGACATATAGGGGTTTACAAAACCGAAGAGGAAGCAAAGAAAGTATACGACAAGGTAGTTAAAGAACGTCCCTTCAGAACTGAGATTTCATTTTCAATGGGAACATTATATGCTAAAACTAAATTTGCCCGTGAGTATAACGAGACAGAAGGCGTTATGGGTAAAGTTAAAATAATGAGATAACCATGAACAAATTTGAAGATTTCTTAAAAGAAGGTAAAAAGATACAAATCAAAAGAAAGTATACTGAGAACCACCCTGCTAGAACTGTAGGTAAAACAGCCAATGTTAGAAATGAGATTTTAAAAGCTGTAAAAGATGGTGTAATCACAGAAGAAGAGTTTACTAAAATTCTTTCTAAATTATCTGGTGACCATAAACAATGGAGAACTAGAAATACAAAATACTTTAATGTTTCTGAAGACGGTATTAAACTTTCTAAATGGGGTCTAAGAATTCTTTCTGAATTAAACTCTGATGAAGAGGAAATGATTTTATCTGATGAGATTAGTGAAAAGATTAAAATTACTAAAGATGAATGGCCTTATGTTGAATTTAAAGATGGTGGTAAAAAACACAAAGTAGAATTTGATTACGAAGATGTTATTGATGACCACGGTAACGAGGGACAAGATCAATACTGGGTTGGTAAAGATGAAGATGGCCAAGAATGGCAAATAGATGTTTATGCTGATTATAGAGGTGAAGTACAAGATATATTATATGATACACTTGTTAAAGAATCTAAAGTAAATGAAGCTAAAGAATCAGCCTGGGACAAATTAAATAGAATTGCTGACGAAGAATACGGTGAGTTCGGATTTGCAACTTTAGATGAAGACGATATGGCAGACCATATCGATATGAAAAAAGCTGATAAATTAGCTGATAAAGAATATGGCGAGTTTGGATTTACATCTTTAGGTGAAGACGATATGAAAGAGCTTATTAATAATAATCCAAAATTGGTTAAAGAATCTGTAGTTAACGAAAAAGACGATGCTGGTGACCATTTAGATAAACTTGCTGAATTAGTAGGTAAAGCTAGAGATTTCTTTGCAATCGGTAAAGAATTAAAAGCAGGTAAATACAAATACGACTATAGTGATAGTATGATGCCAATGTATACGATAAAAGCAGATGGTTTTAAATTTGCAATACTTAACAAAAGATACGTTGACAGCGGCGATAGAGAAGTTGGAGAGATTGCTATTGGTCTAATGGAAAATATTAAAACAGAAATAACAAATATGGAAACATTTTCAATACACGAATCATTTGCATCATTTACTGGAGCAAACGGATTCTTAAACGAAAAATTAGGAAGTCAGATTTTAGCTAGCATCTTAATGGGTAACAAAGAGGGTAAGTATGGTAAGAAAAATCTAGCTGCTTTAGCTGGAGGTTTTTATCAAATGACTAAAGTAGCTCTTGATAAAATTCAAGACGAAGACTTTATTTTAGATAATGACCCACAAAAAGCATTTAAAAACCACGGCGGTTCTAAGAATATTATTTTCTTTATTTCAGATAATGAAAAAGAGAATCCATATTTACCAAGTAATCAAGGTTCATACGGAAGTTTAGCTACTATTCCAGGTGGCGGTATTCTATTAGCAGCAATGGGTGGTGATAGAGAATTTTATACTAATGACTGGTCTAGATATTCTAAGAATAGAGCTTGGAAAAAAGATGGTAGAAAAGGTGCTGAGGATCAAATCGGTGTAAATAAGAAATATAGAGGTTGGGATGCTTCAGGTTTAAGTAATGGTAAAAGAATTGCAGAAGTTTCTGATAGAGTTATTATTGTAAACCTAGATCTAATTAGACAAAAGTATTCTACTCAACAATTAAGAGATGCAAGAGCCTCTGCTAAAGCAGGTGCAATTGCGTTTAAATCTGATAAAGATTTTAAAGCTGATAACAAAAACAGATACCACAAGATACTAGCTACTAAAGCAGCTTCATTACCAATTGATAAAATGGTTGCAGATGCTATTGACTTATTAGCAAGTCAAATTAAAGATGGTTTAGCTAGTGGTGATAAAACTAAATATGATGAAATCAAAATAGGTACGAACTCAAAAGGTAGAGAAGCTAAATTAAGAGATGCTTCTAACCACATGTCAAATATTTTAGATAATTATTCAAGATATTGTGATTATATTAGACAGGGTGAAGAATCTAAAGAAAGATACGGACAAGCCGAGTCTTACTATGAAAGAGAATCTAAAAACTATGCTAAAGAAATTAAAGACCAAATCTCTAAGATTAAAGGATTTGATTACGCTTGGTAATAAAACTAAAATAATAAAGATATGAAAACAATTCCAACATTTGAACAATTTTTAAACGAGAAGTCATATAGAATGACTGGTATCTACTCGGCTAAAGGCTTAGTAGGTAAAGTAATGCAAGCGTTTAAGCAAGAGATCAAAACAGTAAAATACGAAGGTATTAACGTAGTAACTCAAGAAGAAGTTAATAAAGAATGGGCTAAGTTCGAAGATAAAGCTAAGAAGATCATTTTAGATCAAGTAGAAAAAGGAGCAGGCGGCATGGACGGTGTACTATATGTTACTGCTAATCTTTTTAATGGATTCGCTATAGATGAGGTTAATGGTTTAAATGATTTAGACCCGGACAACATATTATATCTTTCATACGAAGTGGTAATTAACGTAGGCTTTATGGATGATTTTAACGGTAAAAAAGCAGCTAGAAAAATCGATAAGACTGGAATGATGAATTCCCCGTTAGCAGGTGAGAAAGATCTTATTTACGGTGAATATGATGCATCAGTTGGTAATAACAATCTTGAAATTAGAGATAACGAACATATCCAAATAGACGGAAAATAATATGTCAGAAGATAAATCACTAGAAGAGAATTTTGAAACAGCTAACGCTAGAATAACACCAGGTGTTACTATTGGTGGTATGGGAGAAGTTTCTTTGCCTAATTCTGAAAATGGCAATATAGGTTCTGGTGATGTTCCTGATGTAGCAGATATTGATGATGACGAAGAGGAAGCTAAGAAGGATAAAACAAAAAAGAAATTAGAGATGGAAGGTTTTAAACTATTTACACAATTTGATAATTTTGTTACTGAAGCTAAAATACCTAATTTTAAATTTGGCCAAAAGACACAATATTCATTTAATGACATTAACGATCAATACGGATTTTGGGGAACATTAGAGGTTAACATGGATCCTGAGTCAATCGAAGAAATTTGGCATGATGTATGGGGAATACTAACTAAGAGTTGGAAATTCTCAGATGCTGGAGCTTTATACTACTTAAACGCAAAAGCTGGTCGTCATTTAGCTGATAAAGTATGGAACGATATTAATTCTCAAATATCTCAACCTGATGCAATCGATATGATTTTATCTGATTATGCTAGACCATCTAAATGGAAAGCATGGGCTAAAGAATATAATGAGTTTGCTCAAGAAGAATTAGCTGAGTCCGATAAAATTTATGAAGAGGCTGTACTTGAAAATGCAGTTAGAGATTTACATTTTGAAACAGATCCCGATAAAGCTGAAGAACTAAAGATTGAAATCGGTGCATCTCAAGGAGAGGTTACAAGAAGAAAACAAATTGAAGGTGGTGAATATTCACTAAGAAGATTTAGAAAAGAAATTAAGTATGATGAGACTGGTGAAGATCTTGGTGTATTTAAACCTGGTAGTTATATGGCTGCTACTTCTAAACTAGGTGATGGTCCACATAAGAAAGCAGTTAAAAAAGTAAGATGGAATCAAAAAATGTATGACCAATGGATCGAGGATGTAGCTTCTAACGGTGGCTGGCAACACGCATTCGATATGGCTCAGAATGCCAAACATGAACGTGGGCTTATTGATTGGGTAAAGAAAAATCACAGAGGAGAAGATCCAATGCAAAGAATTCAATGGGATATTGAGGCATTTGCAGAATCAGTAACTAAAGATCGCTTCTCAGAATGGGCAACACTTAATGAGAAGAAAGAAGATAGAGACGGTATGATGAAGTTTATTAAAAAGCACATGAGCTTTGTAGGTACTTCTGAAGATTTTAACGGTTCTCAAGGAGGTATTCATGTTTCTGGTGAAAATTACGACGATGAGTTCAAAGGTCAACAAATTTATGACTACTACTCTGAAGATTACAAGAATAGAGAATTTGGTGTACTTAACTCATGGGAAAAAGAATTAAATAAAAGAGGTTGGTATAGTGAATGGTATGATGCAGGGACTGTATGTATATGGCCACTATAAAATAACAAACTTTTTACAAAATAAAGACCCAAACATTTTTCTGTTTGGGTTTTTTTGTTTACATTGTAAGGGAAATATATAAAACATGATAGAATCATACTCAAATTACACGTTATTACTAGAGGCTCAACAGAGGCTTAAGATGAATGTACCTAAAGACGTTATCGATTTACATAAACTCTTTAAGAAAAATAAAAGAGAACTTTATGTAGTTGGTGGTGCAGTTAGGGATGCTATGCTTGGACAAAAACCAAAAGACTTTGATTTAGCTACTGATGCAAAACCAGAAGAAGTAATTAAGATCTTAAAATCTGGTGGTGTTCCAACCATTGGAGAAGTAGGTCAACAATTTGGAGTTGTAATTGCTAAAACACCTAGCTTTGCTGAAGGTATGGAAATTGCAACATTTAGAGAAGATATTGGAAAGGGTCGTAGACCTGATGCCGTTAAATTCTCTACAATAGACCAAGATGTTCTAAGAAGAGACTTGACAATTAATGCACTATTTTATGATATTGCAACTCAAGAAGTAGTCGATCTAGTTGGTGGTATTGCAGATATTCAAAGTAATACTATTAGAACTGTCGGTAGAGCTCAAGAGAGATTTGAAGAAGATCCCCTAAGAAAACTAAGAGCCTTAAGATTTGCTGGTAGGACTGGAAGTAAATTAGAAAAGAATACTGCAGAAGCTATCATTAGTGATAATTCATTAGAAGATATTAGTCCAGAAAGAATTAGAGATGAATTTAAGAAATCTGTAACTACTGCTAAATCACCAAAGAAATACTTGGAGATGGTAGAGTACTTTAAGATGTGGCCAGTAATGTTTCCTACTGTTTATGTTGATAAGAGATTCATAAACTCTAAAGATTGGATAATTCAAATAGCAACTCTGTTTGGTGTTAATGAAAACGATCAAATAAAATCTCAATTAAATAGACTAACTTTTTCAAGTAAAGAAATAGATTCTATTTTATTTCTTAAATCATTAATGACTCTAAAACCAGAGACTGTATTTGATATAAGTAAAAAGAGAGATATTGTAAAACTAGATAAAAAGATTATCTTAGAGTTTGCAAAGCTAAATAAGTTAGACATTAAAATGATAAAGGCATTTATTAAATACAAGCCATCTACTAATGGCGGTGATGTCATGAAGCAGTTTGATGTGAAAGGACCTGCAATCGCAGATAAAATAAAAGAGATCGAAGCAGAAAAGTTTGCAAAACTTTACAAATAATTGCCTCTAGATTTTTTTATGTCAATTATTTTTCGTATATTAGTACTGTAATTATGGACGAGAAGAGCAAAAAATTAAAAGAAGTAAACCTAACACTCCAAGAGTGGTTAGATGCTTTACGTATGCCTACTCCTGTAAGAAACAAAAAGAAATATAGACGTAAGAAGAAGCATAAAAATAAAGACGATGAGTAAAGTAGTTTTCATAGGAGATATGCATGGACATGATACATGGAAGCAGATTGTTGCAGACAATAGCACTGCAGATCACTTTGTATTCGTGGGTGATTACTTTGATGCATTCGTAATTACGCCTGCAGTACAAATTCATAACTTTAAAGAGATTATTGAATTTAAAGAGTCTAATCCAGATAGAGTAACTCTGTTAATTGGTAATCACGATTATCATTATACTCCATATTGTACAGGAAGATATGGTGGTTGGAGTGCTTGGCATGCTGTTGAAATTGGTGAATTGTTAAAGGCAAATGCACATAATCTACAAGTTGCTTGGCAACATGCAAATGTATTAGCAACTCATGCTGGAGTAAGTAGTACATGGTATGATGAGCATGTTACTAATCTTGGTAATATGTTTGAGATTGCAGATACATTAAACCTGTTATGGTCAGAACGTCCGGATTATTTTAATCATTCCGGAAGAAATTCATTTGGTAACTCACCGTATGATGGACCTTTTTGGATTCGTCCAGAGGCTCTAAAGTCAGATCTTGTAGATCCAGACATTATTCAAATCGTTGGACATACTCAAAGAGAAAGAATTTCAAATGACGATAATGTATTCTGTATTGACACTCTACCCAGAGAGTATCTTATCCTCGAAGATGACGAGTTCGTGATCGCGAACGTTTACTCTAATTAATCTACTGAAAGCCGTGAAACATTCGCGGCTTTCTCTCTATAATAAGTAATTAAATCTAGTTATTATGAGCAAAAACATTCTAAAAGAAGCAGACGAAATAATCAATAACAGATCAGAAGAGAAAGAACGTATGTACGGTCCTTTCGAAGAAGGTATGAGACGTGCCGCTATGATCTGTGCAGGTATGACCGGTAAAGAATGGTCAGGATCTGATATGTATGCAGCGCTAGTCGCACTTAAATTAAGCAGACATTCTTACAACTATAAAGAAGACAACCTATTAGATGCAGTAGCATATATTGGCGGTCTTGATAATTACATTAAGAAGTATGGATATGGTCCAACTGAGAAGCCTATTAATTTAACTGACGCAGACGCTGGATATGGAGACAAAAAGTAACCTAGTCTATTTTACAGACTTAGAGCAAGATAAAACACTTAAGATTGGTATTGCCGCACTTGTAGGTAAACTCAGTCCAAAATTAAGTTCACACAAATCCGGATGGGCATTCCATCTGGCTAATCAACTAACACATGCAGGCTACACTAATGTAGAAGTCATTACAGACACAGAGACCGAATGGTCAGATTTTGATGTAATGTTACTTGAACATGGTATGGAATTTAAGGGTAATTTTAATATCTTTGGTGGGGCGAACGATGACTTGTACTATCAAATCACTAGAATGTTCGCTCAAGGTATCAAGCTATATTCGCTTCACCACGATATGCCCTGTGTAGGAACTCTAATTGAAAAGAGATTAAAAACAGGTTCAGAGCTATTCAAAACCCTAGAATCTAGAATCGATGAGGTAAAGAAAATTTGTTCCCAAATTCCCCGCGTGGACCGAATTGAAAAAACTTTCTGCCTGTGCTTTGGGGACTCTCATTCTTTTAGTCAATACACGCCGGGTTTCCAAACAGACAGACATGATGGTCTAACTCTTTTTGGCACTCTGAGAAGAGGGATTAAAAGTTATGTACCTAATTATATTCAATCATTACGTGTCTATCTAGGGAATATAGATATAAGACATCACTTAATGAGACAAGACAATCCATCGAAGTCTTTAAAAACAATGATGGAAGAATATGAACAACAACTAATCGATTTAGAAATTGATAATATTGATGTTGTTCAGGCTTTACCAATTGAGAATGAGTCTAGACCACTACCAAAAACAGGCTTCTATAAAGATACACCTTTCTTTGGCACTTGGGCAGAAAGAACTGCACTGGTTAAAGAATTTAATCAATTAGTAGAAGCAATGTGTAATAGAAATGGTTGGAAGACTTGGAAACATTCCGATGTATTCTTAAACTCTTTTGGAGAGTTAACATTCGATGTAATGGAAAAACCAAAGTCTGTACATATTGCACGAGAGTTCTACAGATGGGACTTATTGAACGACGAACCAAATAAAAAATTAGTAAAAGTGACGCAAGCACTATTTTAAATTTATGAAAAAATATACCATTTTAATAACACCCATGGGTCTCAGATCCGGAGAACCATATACCATCATAATTGATTCTGATAGAATTAACTGGTCTATGGAACAGTATCAAAGAAACAGAGATGCTTTCGACTGGGAAATACTAGAAGTGAATGAGTACGACGTGTAAAATTAAGACTACTAGATACTATGATGAGTTTATCAGGTATTATGAGTTAGCCTTAGACCAGCAGAAAAAGAGTAACCTAGGCCACATTCCACATGCCGAGTCCAAGATGGACGATCCGCTGATGGAACATATCGAGCTGTATGATGTGGTAGAAAGGAAGTATGCTGGATTTAGTCAAATCGTAAATGATGCTTTTTATGGTTGGACTGAAGCACACCCTTATTGGTCAAGAATGCAGGCCGGACTCTATACGGAACAGCGCAAAGATGTCGCTACCAATTGGACCGGTAAACAAGAAGTCTTCGGCCTACCAGAATGGCTCTACATATTCATCCTGCACAGAGTATGTGGATCTGCAATTAACTATGCTACTAAACCAAGTGGCTATCACAACACGCTACTATTCGACTTGTGGCAATCTGATTCTATAGAACAAATGTGTGAGCAAGTTAAGGACAGAACCACACCATTCTACACTTCAGTTGGGTATCAATTCCCAGCTTTCCCAAAACCCCCGATTCCACAGCAAAGCGAGGAAGTCTTTGTTGGGATGGCGGGGTTCGAAGGTCCTCAATTTACTTACAAGAGAGGTGGCGACTATTTCCTATGTGAATTTGCACCACGTCTAGCCAGAGAGATGGCAACATGGTTAGAGGCTGGTGGTAAGAAAGATCTTAGAGAAATAGGTCAATGGATGTTTGACTGGAATGTTGCAAATGGATTAAGACAATATAAATTCCAATATGCAGCAGTCTTAGCAGATATTGCAGATTGGTTTCCACAGTATGTCAATAAAGAATCAATGTTTTATTATGGGACAAATGCAGTAGAATGTATTGGTTATCTTGCAGATCCTGTAGAAGGCAAAGGTAAAAAATCAGAACCATTCCTAGATGCAGTAATGACAAAGATCTATGAGCAAACAGGCTCTCTTCCGTATAACGCAGAGGATGTAGCATGTGACTTTATTAGATGGATTGAAAATTATATGAGACCAGGAAAAGATTATGCTCATATTGATTTAGATAATACATTTAATAGTTCAACAATTATCGATCACCCTTATGGTAGACAAAGAGCTATGGTAGATTTAGGGTTGGTAGAAACATTTAACGGAATGAAACATCATCCAAGTGATGATAAAGTAATTGCAGCTGCCGGTATTACACCAGAAGCATATAAGAAAAAAGTAAAAGAATTTTATGGCGCATAATAAACACACCGATGTATTAATGAACCAGGATCTAAATCTAATGATGCCGAATAAACAGGCATGGTTGGATTTAGCAGGTGACTGGCAAGATCCATTCGAGGCTCCACAATTAGTAGACCATGATGGATTTAAAGTAGTCAGAGAAGATCTAATGGGATTTGGTTCTAAATGTAGATTTGGAGATATTCTAGTTAGTACTTGTAAACAAGATACTCTAGTATATGTTCAACCTAGATATGGATTTGCAGGTATCTCACTTGCGTATCTAGCAAAGAAGTATAATAAGAAACTTGTACTATTTAGTCCAAGTCAAAAAGAGATTTCAGACCACCAAGCCATTTGTGTTGAGATGGGAGCTGAAATGAAATTTAAAAGAATTGCAGCAATGCCAGTTTTAAATGCTCACGCTAAGAAATGGGCAGAATCAAACAATGCATTTTTTATTCCCCTAGGACTTCGCCATGAATTGGTTACAGCAGCCGCTGTGAAGGTCGCGCATGACCTTGCAGAGAAACATGGCTATCCAGAAGAAGTATGGTCAGCAATATCCACTGGCGTTCTACAACGCTCTTTACAAATAGCTTGGCCTGATGCTAAGTTTAATGGAGTTGCAGTAGCAAGAAATATTAAGAAGGGTGAAAGAGGTATTGCAGAAATATGGTCACATCCAAAAGCATTTACACAAGATGTAGATCCACAATATAATCCACCATTCCCATCGGCTATGAATTACGATGCGAAGGCTTGGGAGTTTATGACAAAGCATGGAAATCCTGGTGCCTGGTTTTGGAATGTTGGTGGAGATCCTAAACCAAAAGATATTAACACAAAATCGTTAACAAAGTCCGAAAGAGCTTGGGGCGAAATACTTGAAACAGATAAGTAAATCTAACTATAACAATTAAATAAAAATATATGGCGAACGCAGATAACAAATGTGCAGATTTGGAAGTCCAAGACTTTCATTCAGAAGCAGAAGACACATTGGGTCTTATTTACAACAAACAAGTAGAATTACAAAAGCGTTTAGGCTTCGACTTTACAGGTTGGAACTTAAAGCAAATTGCAGATTTCTGGTGTGTAAATAAACACGCAATGTCAGATGAATTAAATGAAATGTTTGATGCCCTTGGAGGTATTAACGACGGTATTGCCTCAGGTGCATGGAAATACTGGAAGAGTACTAATGCTCAAGCAGCTGATATGAAGATTGAAGATCTTTCTAAAGCTGATAAATTAGAATTATTTTATGAATGGATTGATGGATTGCATTTCTATATGAACTTTGCAATTTCTATTGGTATGACGAGTAAGGATATTGTTAACCTGTACATGGCGAAGAACGCAGAGAACCATGACCGTCAAAACCGAGGATATTAATGCTATTAGATATTGAACAAAAAGAGAATGAGTTAATTGTATCTTACTTTAATAAAGAAGGTACAGTATCATTTAAACGCTATCCGGTAAAGCAGTTTCAAAATTGGGTCGTAACGAAAGATGATGACAAGTGGAGAGACCCAAACATGAAAAACTGGGATGGCAGAACTTTAAAGAAGTCTAGATCCAGGACTTTTAATAAGTTTTCATTACTTTATTTTATGGATTCTCTTTCTCAAGAAGATCGAGATGAGATCTATGAGTTCAATATGCCTCGCACCTATTTTGTTGATATTGAGACTGAGATTGTAGATGGTTTTCCAAAACCTGAAGAAGCTAAGTCTCGTATATTAACATTCTCAATTATCACCCCAGAGCGTAAAGCTATCGTTCTTGGTCTAGAAGATTTGTCTGCAGAACAAATTAAAAAGATCGAAGATGATACTAATGCTCATTTTAAAACAGGTGATTATGACCAGGACTGGGAATTTAGTTATTACAAGTTCAAAGATGAATACAATATGTTGTATACATTCTTGCACAAGTTTTTACCTAAGTTTCCTATGATGACTGGTTGGAACTTTATCAACTATGACTGGCAATATATTGTCAACAGATGTAAAAGACTACAAATCGATTTAACCGATGTTGCTATCACAGGAGCATTAGATAAAAAAGATTCTAGACCTTTACACATGGGTATTTTAGACTACATGCAATTGTACGATAAATATGATAGATCTGGACACGTAAAAGAATCAAACGCATTAGCATTTGTATCTGGCGCAGTCTTAGATGGTATAAGTAAGATTAATTATAGTGGTTCATTACAAGACCTTTATGAAAACGATTTTCAAAAATATGTTTTCTATAATGTAATTGACTCGGTATTAGTTTACTATATTGACCAGAAGCTTAGGTCAATGGAAGTTCTGCTAACGTTAGCAACTATTACTAAAATGCCACTATATAAAGCTGCCTCACCGGTGGCTATTACTGAATCTTTAATCGCTCGTAAGTTAGCCGAACAGGATAAACGTATCGGTACCGAGTGGGACAGAGAAGATGGTAAAAAAGATGCAAAGTACGCTGGAGCCTTTGTTAAAGAACCTTTATCCGGATATTATAGTGGAGTAAGCGCATTTGACTTTGCGTCACTATATCCATCTGTGATGAGGCAATTTAATATATCTCCGGATTCGTTCATCGAAATTGTTCCTGAAGCGGAAGTTAAGGAACGTAGAAAAGACCAAGATGTTATAGTTTGTCAGAATGGAGTTGTTTACTCAAAAGAAGAAAGCGTTCTTAAAAAGATCTTAGGAGATTTATATGCTCAAAGAAAAGATTACAAGAAAACTTCTTATGATTATTACACTAAAGCTGATGAATTACAAAAAAAATTTAGTCTATAAATCAGAAGTTTATTAGCACTTGCGGGATATATAAATCACTAGCAGCGCTGCTAATAATTCAGATTACAGATTAGATTAAGAGGGGTCTCACAAGACCTTTTTTGGCCTATACTATTTTTAAAAACTTAAATTAACTAAAAAAACAACTTATTAGCAATATGTCATCATTATTTACAGAAAGAATTCCCTTTAAGCCTTTTGAATACCCAGAATACTACACAGAAGGTTGGTTAAAACAAGCTCAAGCCTTCTGGCTACATACAGAAATTTCAATGCAAGGTGATGTAAAGGATTGGAATGAAAATCTTTTACCACATGAAAAGCATTTAGTAGGAAATATCCTATTAGGTTTTGCACAAACAGAATGTGCAGTATCAGATTATTGGACAACTATGGTAACTAGATGGTTCCCAAAACATGAAATCAAACAAATGGCTATGATGTTTGGTTCTCAAGAAACTATTCACGCAACAGCATATTCATACTTAAATGAAACTTTAGGTCTAGAAGACTTTGAAGCATTTTTACATGAACCTTCTATGGCAGATAAATTTGACTTATTAACTTCAACTACTGCGGAATATACACATGATGACTTAGCCAAAGATGCTACTGCAAGAAAAGAGGTTGCAAGATCTTTAGCAATTTTTTCTGCTTTTGCAGAAGGAGTAAGCCTCTACAGTTCTTTTGCAGTTTTATACTCATTCCAAATGAGAAACTTATTAAAGGGAATTGGTCAACAAATGAAATGGTCAGTAAGAGATGAATCTTTACATTCTAGAATGGGATGTCAATTATTTAAGCACATGTGCCAGGAATATCCTGAATTGAAACAAGAGGTTTATGCTGACGTATTACAAGCAGCAGACTTAATGCGCAAAATGGAGCATAAGTTTATTGATAAAATCTTTGAGCAAGGCGATCTAGATAATCTAAAAGCTCAAGATTTAAAAGAATTTATTAACAAGAGAACTAACGAAAAGTTAGTTGAATTAGGATACGAATCCGAATTTGAGTTTGATGAAGAATCAGCAGGACAATTAGATTGGTTCTATCATTTAACAGGTGGACATACTCACACAGATTTTTTCGCAGTTAGACCAACTGACTACGCAAAAGCTGGTGAAGGTGAAAACTGGGACGAAGACGATTTATTTGATTAAATATTAATATGAAAGACAATAATAAAA